GTATCGAAATCCGGATCCATGTTGGTTGCAAGAGGCATTCTTTCGAAGTGCTTCAAGCCGTTTGGAGCATCTGTCTTGATGAAAAACGCATCCGTATCGGTCAGGAAGTCGTTGACTACATAACCTTCCGGCAGCATGCCCATGCTCTTGATTGCGTTTACATCGTTGTCAGCACTGCCAACACGAAGGTTTGACACCAACAGACGTTCAGCGATGAACTGAAGCTGACGCGGAATGATTAGCTTCATACCGCGAAGAGCAATGATCATGCCTCGCTCATCTACGAATCCAGCGATGCTGATCAGGAAGTCTTCCAGAGAAGTCTCGTTCAGATCCGCAGCCGTTGCTGGCTCGTTGGCAAAAGTACCGCCGCTGGTCAGTGGGTGGTCAGTTGCACAAAGTGCCTTACCATCACCACCAGCAGTTGCACCTGCCGTGAACGCATTGTTAAGGACAGAAGAGGCCTTAACCTGCTTGGTGTGTGCCATAGAACGTGCCAATGCACGAGTATAGCGTGACGCTAGACGGTCATAGAGGTTGTCTTCCACCGCTTCTTCGGTGATAGAGAAACCCATTGCAACTGTCTCGTGGTTATACCTTGCGGTATACGCCTCTTGCGCGTCATCGAAGGTGATTCCGGAACCTTCCTGCTTAACAGGAGCGGCACCAAAACCAGACAACATGACCTCTTCCTCAAAGGCTCTATCTGATGCCTCTGTGTCGTAGATCTCTGCATGCTGACCTTCGTATCGAGTGTATTCCATACCGAAAAGAGCGTTAAGACCTGGCTCAAGCTCTTTCGCGAGTTGTGCGCGACTAATAGCCATGATTCAGCCCCTTTACGATACTGTCGCTTCAGCCGAACCGGCCAGAAGCGCATGGTTGTTGAACATTACAACCAAAGGAATACCAGCAGCAGTGAAGTCAGCGTTGTCTACATCATCCAAGAAGCCAACAATCTTCAGCGGGTGCGAAAGATCAGAAGCGTCTACAGTTGATACATCAAGCTGTGCTGTTGAAATACCGGTGGTTGTATTACCGTTTGCTGCGCCTTTGTCAGACTCAGCCGAGAACTCAGCGCCCTCAAAGATGGTGGCGATTGCACCAGCTTTATTGGTAAGGCTTGCGTCCGAACAGATGATGAACCGCTGCATTGGATTGTCGTACACGTTCGCGATGATATCGAAACTCGTGTTCGCACTCCCTGAACCGGGCCAGGTGTTCGAAAACTTTTTCTTACCTGTAGTTGCGTCTACGTATTCACACCCTGCAAACACACCCACGAATTTCAAAGTATCACCGGAAGCAGAACTGGAAACGGCTATTGTGCCGTCGTTAGTTGCGATAACCGGAGAACCTTGAAAGATCGCGCTTGCGTCTGACTTGATGCGATACGCATTAGTACCTTGAGTAGCTGGTGTGCTACCTGCGGTATTAATCGGCTTCATGCCGAAGCCAACATTGGTGTTAGCCATTTGCCTACCTCATAAGTTAGTCGGAGGCTTTGCCCCCGAAGGTTACACGACTTTGCCTATCATTGTGGATAGGCATTGAGGGATGTTGTTCCCTCATAAGGTTTTCATCAACGGCTTTCATTTGGTTGCGGGTCTGGTCCCGATAGTATTCAGTTCTTTCCTCTACCGTTTCTTCAGGTATCCGGCACAGCATCAAGCCGCCAACGCCGATAACACCTGCATTCTTCCCCTCTTCTATCACCGGAAAATTATCCGCAAGATCCGGATATTCGTCCGCTCTTACTGGTTCCCAGCCCTCACGCATCTTTGCGTGTACGTTCGTTTTGTCATCCTCACCCCGAAGAGCAGTTCTGACCCAACGATGCTGATAACCAGCCGGAGCTTCAGGAGCTTCCAACTTCGATGGGGGTGCCCAAGGCTTACGCCTTTGGGTCTTTGCGCGACTCTTTGCTTCGCGTGTAGTTCTATCAGCCATGCCTTACTCCTTCACGTATTTGGCATATTCCTCAAGCGGAACATTCAATCGCTTCGCAATCGCAATCTGCGATGGAGTTAGCTTGACTGTCCTGCGCCCCTTTGACGACGACTTGGAAGCCGTTGACCCAGCAGAAGCGACTCTGGGTCCGGTATCACGCTTTGTTTCTGCAAACTTGTGCGGAAACTCCGTGCGAACACGTTTGTCAAGTTCACTGTAGTACTCATCGGACTTGGGGTCAAACCCCTCATCCTCAATAAGTTGCTTATGTATGCCAAAAGCTGCATATGTCATGGTCTGATCGCTACCAAACCACTCATTCTTGGTTGCCCAAGCCTCTGCTTTTGGATCAGGTTGAGCCTGTGCCGGCTGTTGTGGCTGCTGCTGAACCTGCTCTTCTTGTGCCGGCTGCTGCTGCCGCTCTTCATTACGACGCTTGGCTTCCTGATAACGAGCCTGTTCCAACGCAATCTGGCTGATCCGCTGCTGGGCATCGAACATTCCGTCCGCGTCACCCTCATCATACGCTTTCTTGTATGCCTCTTTGGCAGCGGCTGCATCAGCCTCAACACGGTTACCAAACTCACCGACAAAAGACTCATCCAGCTTTGTTAGTCTGCTTTTGAGATCTTCGTTCTGTTTTTTGACCGCCTCTGCATACTCAATGGCTGCATTTCTTTGGCGCTCTTCTTCACGGAATTTGCTTGTCAGCTTGGATATGCGGCGTTGAACAGACTCAGAGTATTGTTCTAATTCATCATCTTCGCCCTCCGAGGCTACCTGCACCTCGGGTTGTTCTTCTTCAGATGTTTCACGTGAAACATTCTCGGGGGCTTCTGTCTCTTCGACTTCAACCACTTCTATTTCTTGCGTCTCTTCCTTCTCGGCGACGTTGTTTTGCATACTAAACTCCGTATGTCTTGATATCATCTGGATCGATGATAGTTGCAATGACCTCATCGTCATTGATGATGCGAACCTCGCCACCTTCTATCTGGAAGCGCGATCCGGCGTAGCGACCAATACAAACCCAGTCGCCCTCTTTGCACCAAGGTGCTGAATCAGGACCAAACTTGTCTGGATCCTGATACGCTAACGGCCCCAACTTGACAACGTAAGCTACAACAGTAGCACGTGCCTCTCGGTCCTTGGCTTGATCAGGAACATAAACACCGCCCTCGGTCTGGGCCTTGCCTTGATAAGGCATGACAAGAATCCGCCAGCCGGTGGGCTGCGGGATTCTTTCAAGGGCTGGACGTTTGGAAGCTTCTTCTTCAGCTTTTTTCTTGGCTTGCTGTTGCCGGAGAATGTGGTCAGGAACTAGAAGGGTCGTCATAGTTCACCTTTTTTAGCAGGGCGCGTAGTTCTTCGATAGCATAGGTGATGCCCTGGATCTCACCTATCATCGCACGGTACTGCTCCATATCAGAGGCACTTCCGCTAGTCACCGAGATGCTAATGTCATCAACTCGCGTTTGCAAGGTTTTCTGATACTTTGATATGAACTCTATAACGTCCATGTGTTAAAATCTATATGGATCAGTTTCTGCTGGGTTTAGAAAACGTGGGTCGTCATAAAGTGGAAATCTTTCTAAATAAGCCTGAAGAAGATCGTTGCCACCTCTTCGATCTGTGCCCGCGCTAGTCGCCTCAAATCGACGATCAAGTTGATCTCCAGGGAAATCAAAAACACCCTGAATCGTTGAAAAGTCAGGGCCAACTATTTCATCCATACGAAGTTGTGGCGGTCCTTGCAACTCTTGGTCAATAATCTCAGAGGTGGTTGGCAAAGCCGTTGCCGGCATTGTGTTATCTACAGGAGTA